GGGAGCCACTATTCTTTACTGTTGACCAAGAGAAAGAACTTAAAGTCCTTAGAACTGTACACACAGAGGAGTCAAGTTATCTATCATTGCTCACCATGTTTATTGATAGCAAGATAACTGTTGACTGGGACGAAAAGACACCAACGGAACGCCGTATCGCTTTCCAAAATGGGTGTATTGGTAGAGAGTTTATCATTAAGCGTCATACGATTACCCTTAGTGAGTTTGTGTATGAAGCACTAGGGAGAAACCTTAGTGACATGCCAAAGAAATCTCTTAACGATATAAGCATTACTCTAAACAATCTAGGGTGGAAAGTAGCACCATATCCAATTAAAACAATCTACGGACAATCTAGGACTTATATTAGAAATGAGAAAGAACCAGATATGGAGGATATGTTTTAATGAGATACGCAGTATTCAAAGATAAGATTGTGAGTATGTTTAGCACCACTCTTGTCAAGGTGGAGTACACCGCAATACCAGCAAAGTATTATCCGTCCGAAAGGCGTAGCCAAGTTGGTTATATTCACGGACATACAATTACCACCTTAACATTTATTACAAAGAAAAATGGGAAAGTCATGTTTATCCCTATTAAAAACATTATTACTATAACAAAGGAGGTCATACAAAATGACACTAAAGGAAATTAGAAAACTACACCGAGCCACAAGAGATTTTATGGCTATGCTTGATGGACACCCTACTAACATGAAAGTAAGGAACATCGAGAAAAAGTCTATCCAGGACTTAACCTTTGCCGACCTAGAATTGTATTCATGCGTTTTAGGTATCACCCTTGACACTATTCTTAGTATGCTACTAAGCGTAGAAATTACTGAGTCAAACTTAAAATCAGTATTTTGGGAGTTTCACCACAACGGAGGACTTAATGTTTCTAAAACATGGAAAAGTCTTGAGGGTTGCTCCAATCAATGTAGCTTACCAACCTTACAAAAGATTGCTAATCAAAAAGACAAGTTTGGTGGTGTTAAATTGAACTGGTGTTGGTATAAGTACACAGGGGAGGAGTTAATCAATGAATAACCCTAAATGTAAGCGGTGCGGTTGTGAGATTAACCACAACCCCTACCGACCCCTAGATGGAAATGGTCCAGTTTGTCATATCGGTAGTGATACCTATTATTATGATTGCTACCTTGAGCTTAAAGATAAGTATGAGGATCATGACGATTACCGAGAAACTAACGAGTATTATGACGAGGACCACGAGGACGACTATGAGTACGACGAAAGTTTTTATTAAAAATTATAAAAAGATTAACATTTATTGTTAAAGTATGATACAATAAAGATAGTTCAAAAGGAGAAAAGAATTATGAACCAAAGATTAACGACAAAAGACATTGTAAAAATGATGGGGAACGAGGAAGNCGAGGACCGAGAGCATACTGATTTAAGTGCTTCATGGGCTAAGATATGGCTTCATTGTACCCAAGCAACCGCACTCGCTAAGCAATTTCCAGATGTGGAAAGCACAGAGGACTTTACTATCGAGGGAAACCGAGCTCACTATATTGGTGAGTTGCTATTAACCAAGAAGTTAAAAGTGGAGCAAATACCCTTAGACTTTGACCTAGTAGAAACCTATTACAATAAGGCTATGGAAATCAAGGGAGATGGAAACTTACTTGTTGAAGTCAAAGTAGACATGACCGAGATGTTAGAGTCTCACACACCTATCATGGGTCGTAGCGACTTCGTTGTCCTACAAAGAGATGGTAGCATTGACATTGGCGACTTAAAGTACGGAATGGGTGTTAGAGTTGACGCTCACAAGAACGAGCAGTTAATGTTATATGCCATTGGTACATTACACTGGTTAAGTGATATGGGACTATTGGATCTTGACGACATTGACTTAACCACAAGGGTCACCTTACATATTATCCAACCTCGTCTCGATATTAGTTATTCTTATTACAATACCACTATCGGTGATTTACTTAACTTCGGTGAGTTTGTAAAAAGACAATTAAAGAAAATTAAGAATGGTGATTTATGCTTTGAAAAAGGAGCACATTGTCAATTCTGTAAGGGTAAGACCTTTTGTCCTTTATTCGCAGAGACCACTAACATTGTTGTCCAGGACGCTAAGAAAGAGTTAACCTCAATCTCTCCCGAAAAGATATTAGAGTTGTACTCTATGAAAGCAGATGTTATGGCTTTCTATCGTGCTATGGATAAATACATTAAAGCCCAAATCACTTTAAGTGAGAATGGTGAGTTTGCTGGATATAAGATAGTCACCAAAGAGGGTGCTAGAGAAGTTGTAGACGAGGAAGCTCTAATGGCTCAATTCAAAGCTGTAGGGTGTAGCGAGGACGAACTACGAGTAGCCAAGATTGTTGGTATCTCTACTATTGATAAACTCGCTAAGCAATACGGAATTAACAAAGCCGATATTGCTGGGGTTGCCAAGAAAATAAGTGAAAGCGTAGAGTCAGTAATTGACCCTACTGATAGTATATTTAAGGAGGTCAAATAATGGCTGAACAAGAAACACCAGTTGTAGAAACTGAGGAAAAGAAACAAGAGGGAATGATTGTGGTTAGGTTATTCAAAGAGCAAAATGGTAAGAGAAAATACATCTCTCGCATTATGACTCGGAATAAGCACATGTCGGGGAATGTCCAAGTAAATTATACTCAACATCGTAAATATGCTATGATATTCAAGACGGCTCACCAAATCGTACAATTCCAATTCTTTATTACTCATGGTAATCATGGAGTAAAAGCAGAGGACTTAAACCTTGAAAGAGAGCAAGTTAAAAAGACTTTTGAGGAGGAGTTTGGTAAAGATCCACTCGGAGACGAAAGAGTACCAATGCTTAACTTCGTGGAACAAAAGGACTTCTTAGAAAAGAATATCCAAACAAGAACGGCTGCTATTCAAGAAATGGAAAAGATTGACTTAACCGAACTCAAAACGGAAGCCGAACGAATAGAGGTCACTGAAATCATTGAGGGACTTAAAAAGGAAAGAGATATTTATACTCTTAACTTACAAGACTTACTCAATGGTAAAGAAGTCACCCTTGATAAAGACTTAGACTATATGCGTAAGCAAGAGGAAACTAAGGAGGAAATCACAGATGGCGAAAGTCGGAGTAAAGATTAAAAAGAATGAACGCAGACATAAGCGTAATCAAACTGCTTATATTAAGTACCCTAAGAAAGCTGGAAAGCTCAAAGGGAAAGGAACAGCAACTGAAGTAAAAATTAAATAATTGGAGGAATTAAATTATGAATGTTATTACAATCGACTTTGAAACAAGGTCAACAACGGACTTACAAGCCTACGGACGACATAACTATATGTCCGATCCTAACTTTAAGATAATACTAATGGCTGTTAAAATTGATAACGAGCCAACAAAGGTTTATGAGTTTCCCACTAAAGAGGAAATCGCAAACTTAATGGACATGGCGGAAATGATGGAAGCCAAGATATTCGCTCACAACGCTGCTTTTGAAATTGGTTGTATTAACACTCTAGGTATAGACACTCACACATCTGGTAAGTCGTCTAACTGGAGAGATACACAATTACTCGGATACTATCATGGTTTACCTGGTAAACTCGCAGACTTAGGTGAATACTTAAAGATTAAGAGTCGTAAGTTAACTACTGGTAAAGAGTTAATTGATTTATTCACCAAACCTATTAGTGATAGGTTAAGAGCTAAGCACAATATCCCAGCCGATAAACTCTTTTGGGAAAAAGAGGACTTTCCTGATAAGTGGGAAATGTTTAAGGAATACTGTCTTGTTGATGTGGACGCTTGTTATGAAATTATGACTGTGCTACCAGAAGTCCCTGATTTTGTTTGGGACGAATGGTTAACCAACCTACAAATAGTCACTCGTGGTATCTTAGTTGATAGAGAGTTCTGTGAGATAGCAAGTCAAGATGTCGCTAATGAAAAGGCTGAATGTATTGAGGAGTTAAAAAGACTCACAGGAATTACTAACCCTAGTAGTCGTAATCAATTAAAGCAATACTTTAGAGACTTCCACGAGTTAGACATTGAAAGTCTTAACAAAGAAACTATTGGGATACTCCTTGCTAGTGATAATGTTAAACCTCTAACCAAAACCATCTTGAGTCTATTTAGTACCATCTCAAAAACAAGTTGTGCTAAATATGACAAGTTCCAAGATATGATAGGAAGTGATAATAAACTTAGAGACTTCCTTAACTTCTATGGTGCTCGTACAGGTCGTTGGAGTAGTTGGGGAGTTCAAATACACAATATGAAAAGAATTGATGGCATGGCTCGTTATAAAGACTTACGAGAGGAAGCCAAGAATTACATACTACCAATGCTAGAAACAGATCTTAGTGAAATCTATTCTCGTTTACTCCGTACTGTTATTGTCGCACCAAAGGGAAAGAAACTTATTATCGCTGACTTCGCCCAAATTGAGGCTCGTGTGCTTCAATGGTTAGCAAGAGACGATAAGACCCTTGACATATTCCGTAGTGGTAAAGACTATTATACTTACACTGCTTCTAATATGTTTAACAAGAGTTATGACGAAATCTCCAAAGATAGTCCAGAAAGACAAAAGGGTAAGACTGCTAGTCTAGCTCTTGGCTATGGTGGAGCAGTCGGAGCTCTTGAAAGAGGAAGTGGTAAAGATATGACTTTACCAGAGAAACTAGCCCTAATTAAACTATGGCGTGGAGCGAATAAAAAGGTTGTTGAACTATGGTCTATCGTGGAGGCTGCTTTCATTAAGTGTGTCACTATGAAAACTGAAACCATACTAAATATCGGTGTTAAAGACCAATTACTATTTAACTATCGTACTCTTGCTGGTAAACCTGCGGTGACAATCACTTTCCCAAGTGGTCGAGTGATGTGGTATCCTGATGTTAAAATGCAAGGTAAAGACTATGTGTTTTATGGTAAGGCGAGTGAAGATCAATTCTATGCGAGTTATACCAAAATCTGGGGAGGTTTCCTTACTGAGAACATTACTCAAGCAATCGCTAGAGATTGTCTCCAAACATTCATTAACAAGTTAAGAAAAGAAAACTATGTAGTTGCTTTCCATGTCCACGACGAAGTGATTATTGAATATGACCCATCTAAAACATCTTATTATGTTGGTGAGGAAAAGACACTCCAACATATCCTAGACATCTCAAAGGAAGTAATCTATGAGGGTCTACCAGTTATAGCCGAACCGAAAGCGAGTATTATTTATGACAAATAAAGTAATTGAGTTTAAGATTGACTACGCCGACTGGAAACTTATAATTGTTCCAGCAAACGAGATGGATACTGAATATAGCGAGTTTGGGATATGTAATTCAAAAGCACAGATTATCAAGCTCAGTGATGGTATTCCACCAAGTAATTTCAAGCATGTGCTACGCCACGAATTAACTCACGCATTTATCTACACCCACTCACGGAAACAAGAGTCATACAGTGAGGAGGACTTAGCGATATTCGTAGAGATGTATGGATATGATATTGTGATACTCACCAACAACTTAATGTGGAGACTAAACAATGGGTAATATACATATCCAAGAAATCAATAAGGATACATGTATTAACTTTGTAAGACGATACCACTATTCTAAGGTATTACCTCGCCTTACAAAACACTATCTAGGAGTATACGAGGATAAGATCCTTGTAGGGTGTATAACACTCGGTTGGGGTACGCAACCTTTACAAACTATCACTAAGTTATTCCCTAATCAAAACTTAACTACTCAAGATTACTTTGAGATAGGAAAAATGGCTTTTATCCCTAGTAAGAATGGTGGTAATTTCGGGAGCAAAGCTCTATCAGTATTAGTTAAGTGGTGTAAAGAAAATACAAAATGTATATTCCTCTACACTCTTGCTGATGGTATTATGGGTAAATGCGGATATGTGTACCAAGCAAGTAGCTTCTACTATTTAGGAAGTTTTAAGACTAGCGTGTATCTCGATATTAAGACAAAAGAGAAAATACACCCTCGCAGTGCTAAACTCCTACTAGACGAAAATGCTAAGTATCTAAACAAAGCTAAGGTTTGTTGGTTAACTCATGACTTTTGTAAACTTAAAGGTATTGATAAAATAAATGGGTTAATGTTTAGATACATCATGCCTCTTACTAAACTCGCTAAGAGCATTGTACAAGAGGGGGGGCATAAGGTTATGTCTTATCCCAAAGATAAGGACCTTATATTTGAGAAACGAATTGAGAATGGAAAGTTTGTTAAAATACCAATTCCTGATTTCAATGCGAAACTATTAAACTACAACCCACAAAGGGAGAAAGAAAACATGGAGGATATGTTCTAATGAAAGTTGAGTATTACATAAAGGTTGCTACCTTAACTAACGCAGGGTCAATTAAGACCAGTCTTAAAAAGGTTAGTAAGAATAAAGCAGGGCGATTGCTTAAAAGATATGGAGAGTATGCTAGTGTCACTGTTGGTTTTGCTGAGAACTTTAGCAAACTCACAGGACGCTCAAAAGGTATAGTCTTATTCCATACTATCGCTAAAGGTCCAGGACTCGCATTTCCAAAGGAGGAAATCTAATATGAATACAAATTGGAAAGATGTGTTTACTTATCTACAAAGTAAACAAATTACTATTGTAGAACAAACTGCTTATGATACTTATGGTAATGGAACTCATAAGTACCTTAAAACTCCTAAAGGTTATATTAACCTTGAGAAAAATGAATATACCAAATTACCTGTATTCGGAACAGCCGACCTATCTATTAACGGTTATTGTTTCCGTGCGGACTCAGTACTTGATGTAATTGCGAAAGTTGAAAAGTTTTTCGCTGTAGTAGAAATGACAACTTTTGAGGACTTTGGGATTGCTATTGACATGCTCAAGGAGACGAAATAATGAATATCTACCGAGTTTACATTCAAGCCACCAAGAAAATGTTTACTTTTAGTTGTATTATAATTGCTGATAGTAAATCTCAAGCGAGTGAGATGGTCTTACAAAGACACCTTGGATCTCGTATCGTCACAGTTGAGCATATTGGTTATGCTCTGGAACACTTAACACCACAATACATAGGAAAAGGAGAATAACATGAAACCCCTAACACCATTTCAAAAACATATAGTTGATAGAGAAAGTAGAGACCATGATGGTTGCTGTCTATTTTTAACTATGGGAAGTGGTAAGACTAGAGTTGCTATTGAACTCATTAAGAAGTTTGAAGCGTCAAGAGTCCTCATTGTTTCTAAGTCTAAGATAGTAAAAGATACTTGGGCTAACCAACTCAAAGAGTGGGGACTTGGCTACATGGACTATGTTTGTTTAGCCAATATGCCCAGTGAGAAACAAATTAAGATACTTAATGAGGGAATTGACGAGGATACCATTGTTGGTACTAACTTTGAAACCTTTTCTAAATCGGTAGCGATTAAAAATCGTCCTAAGCGAGTGGACTTAAAGAATAGTCCTATCCTACAAGCATATGAATTGCCTAACTGGGATATTATTATCATTGACGAGAGTACATGTATCAAAGATCCTACTTCCAAAGTAGCTCTTTCAATGCTTAACCTCTCTTATAATTGTCCTAATGCCTATGTCATGTGTCTTACTGGTACACCCAACCCAGAAGCCTCACTTGACTTCTATACTCAAATTAGTATCGTTGATAGAGGTAAAAGATTTGGTGAGAGTTTTAATGCCTGGAGAGATAAATACTTCTACCTACCACAACATAGTTTTAAGTATGTCCCATTTCCTTTTGGTGTTGAGGGTAAATCAATTCAAGAAGTTATCTCAGAGTTATGTAGTGATATGTGCTATGTACTCACCAAAGAGGAGTTAGCCATTGAGGCTGGACTAATTGAACCAGCAAGACATGACATCTACTTTGACCTAAGCAACACCTCACGCAAATACTTTAATCAAATGAAACAGAATGTTATTGAAATGCCAGAGAAAGACATCACCGCACTTAATGCTGGTATTGTTATCTCCAAACTACTACAAATCAGTTCTGGTATAGTTTATGGAAATGAGGGGTCAGAGGGACGACAAGAATACTTTTTTGGTCTCGATAAGATAAATGCGTGTGTGGATCTCGTTAAACAAATCGAGGGAAAAGTGATAGTATGCTATGATTTCTTGGCTAGTAAACAAAATCTTGAACTCTATCTCGGACTAGAGGGTATTGAATACGCTCACGCAGAGACCACTAGCGAGGAAGTTTTTGAAAAGAGTACAAATATCAAGGTCTTACTCCTTTCGCCTCGTAGCGGAGCGTATGGGACTAACTATCAAGCTGATTGTCATAACATGATATGGTATGAATTAACTAGCTCTGGAGAGAAGTTTGTCCAGACTGAGGGTAGAGTTGATAGACGAGGACAAAAACTACAATGCCACTTTTGGTATCTACTCGGACGAGGGACTTACGACTCAGTGGCTAGAAACCGAGTAATGAGTAAAGAAACGAAAGCCCTTGATGTCCTTAAAGCAATTAAGAAAGTCCAAAAGGGTGAATTAAGTGAGTCTATGATATACCATGATGTTTGGGTTAGTGAGAAAAAGGATAACCTTGTAGTAGAAGTTAGTCCGTTTGACGACGAGGACGACGATACCTTACTTGAGGACTGGTATTTAATGGAGGATATGTTCTAATGGCACATGACTGGATACGAACTGCGAATATATGTATTGGTGCGATAACCACAAGCCTCAAGAATTGTCGCCCAGAGGATAAACCATTCTATGAGGAGAAGTTAGCATTTTGGCTAGAAGTTAGACGAGTGGAAACCAAAGCACTTAACATGGACGACATGTTCTAACAAAGGAAAAGGGAGGACTTAACCTCCCTCTTTTTTATGCCGTAGTTTTCTTACGGCTATTCCGTAATTTCTTTACTTTCCACTACTTCAATGGTTTCTTTTGGTAATACACCAATGGACTCTAACCCAGCACGGATCTTATCTTTTGTTTCTTGATTAACTAATGGGTTATCAAGAGTCTTGTTTAAGTCAATGAGACTTATACCAATGAGAGTCCTAACAGTCTCACTCAAAGCGTCAAACGCTTCCTTGTGGTCTTTTACCGATTGAACTAACAGACTAATAGTTTCGTTTTGAGATGTAAACTTTTGGAGAATGTCCTTATAATTAGTATCTGAGTTCTTAACAATATCAAGAGTATGAGTTTCTACTGTCTTAATGGTGTCCTTACTCAAAGACTTACCTTTGTCAAGAGCTCCAGATAGACTAGCCTTAGCAATACTAAACCCAAGAGTTCCAGCCGTACCACCAAAACCGAATGTCGCTAACATAGCAGTATTAGTTGCTTCGTCCCAACCAAAGAATGTTGGTAGTCCCTCAAACCATTCAGGCTTTAACCCCATGAATATAGAGAGGACAAGTAAAAGAAGCGAGACACCAAATAGTATCCAGAAGAATACTTTTTTAATAATTTGTGATTTACTCATTGCTCTACTCCTTTACTTGTAGCAACAGCTTGATAGTTTCGTGGAGTTCTTTATTCTCCCTCATAATAGCATCAATCTGCCTATGTAATTCTCTAAATTGGTCTTTAGTAGACTTAATATACTCCCCTAGAGTCATAAGTCCTTCAGCAACTGAGCCAACAAGTAGCTCGTCAGCTTCAACTACGTCCCAACTCTGCTCAGTACCGTTAGCATAGATAACTACTCTAGGTTTACCCTCAAACCCCTTATGTAGTTGGTACTTCTGTTTCACTGTTAGTTTGTTTTCCATCAGTGGTTTCCTCCTTAGTTTCCTCTGGTATAGAGGGTGCTTTAGCGACTACCTCTACTGGTTCAATAACCTTATACTTCTCAAGTTCTATCTTAATTGTACCATTTTTCTCTTTATAAGTATTCACCAAAACACCTTTATTAAATACTTTCTTAGGTATCGTATAGCGTAATTTATAGTAGATTGGAACAAATACTGTAATGAAAGTAATGGCTACCCCAATGATAGTCATAGCAGCATTAAGTAAGGCTTCACCGACATTACCAACCTTAAAAAGAATAGGACCAAGAGTGATAACTGCCATAAGTAATGAGAATATAATTTTACTACCACGCTTTACCCATTGTTTCTTATTGATAACATAAGAAGCGTCATAGGAGATTTTACCATGTTTATTAACCTCAGCATAACAAGGTCTAAGGAAGTTGGTAATATCATGGACTACTGGTTTTAGTTTCTTAAAGGCTTTGAGTTCAGCTTCGTCAAGATCCTCTAACTTCTTTTTACCACAAGACTGAATAAATGATTGTTGGAGTGTTCGCTTTTCATATTCATTTAAGTCTTTGATAAAGTCAATAAACTCCTCAAAAGTCGCACCAATCGTATTGAGAATAAGTCCATTAAGTACATCAGCTTTCTTAAACTCCTCCGTCTCAAGACCAAAGGTAGTAGCGTTATCCGACGCAGTAGTAATAATCATTTGGTGTAGTGCTATAGTAATACCAGTATTAAGACATATCCATAAAATGTTTGATGGGTCAGATAAAAATGTTGGCAAATCACCATCAACTTGGAGAATGGCAAACATTAGGTAAAGCACCATAAAGATAGCCATTATAATAAATGAACTAAATCGTGCTGTAGTTTGAAGTGTCTTATTAAATAGATTTTTCATTATTTATACTCCTCCAACATCTCATTGAGTTGTTGTAATGTTTCACTATTTTTCTTTTCTTTTTCTTTGAAAAGGTCTTTTCTATGATACACAATATATTCTATACTATAGACCGCCCACATACTTGTAGCCGTAATAAACATACCAAGCATTGAACTAATAATCATTTCAAGTATCACAAGAATAATAGTGGCTAAGCCTAAGGATAACATGACTGATAGTCTTGGTCGCTTTCTCATTAAGTTCATTTTCTTAAAGATAATCAAGCAGACAATAACGGCTGCTAAGATACTAAAGATAACTCCAATAGGTAGAGTCCATTTAAGTTGCTTACTAAATAAGTCGTTGGTGTGATTAACAAAGATAGGTGTTCCCTCACTCATTTCAATTTTGTGGTAGCCATCAGTTAATTGAAAAATGGTACTATCGTCAAAGACAATGTATGAAGTTCCACTATCAAATCTAATATCACCCTCAATAGTGTAGGTCTTATCGTCCTTAATGTTTAATCGGTGTTCCTCACCAACTAACTCATAAGTAAAGTTGTCGTTAAGACTAGTAGCCGATCCTGATATATTGGTAATAACATAGTCTGGGGTAATGGATAAAATACAAGCACTAATAATAAGATAGACAGGCATAGGTAAAATTAGAGTTATAGATGTAATAACTCGATAAATAGTTTTGTTTCGTTTCGCCTTATCTACTGGCTTTTTTAGTTTTGTATCCATATCTTTCTCCTTGAGTATTTATTTGAAAAGAGGGTATTGCCGAATGGTGCTTCATGGCTTTGCGTTTTGTCGTGGTTTTGGCTGACTCAGCCCGATTACATATAGTCATAGATGGGACAAACTCTATCCCATTACTTTTCGCTGGCGTTGGCACGGTTACACCAGGCAAAAACCCTCTTTTTTCTTTTCTTAGTAATTCTTTCTGTCTACTCCTATCTTGCGAGTTGGCAAAAATAACCTCATAGCGTCGTCAAAATCTCCTGAATTGACAGCATAGTTTAATGACATAGAGTTTCCTGAATGTCTAAATCTAATAACTTGATAGTTAAGCGACTGATGTCTTGTTAACTGACGAATGTTATAACTAACACTACTATTGGTTTGATTTACACCAAATTGGAAACTAAACGGACTAAGCATAGTAAACATCAAATCAATAACGCCACTACTATAGATGACTGATGTCCCCTCAAACTTCGGTCTCATTTTCTTGTTGTTAGCAAAAATACGAGCTAGAATGTCTGCGTAGTTTTGACGATAAGTAGGAAACGACAAAGGTCTTTGGTCAGGTATCATAGTCCCTCGTGATATATTTTCTCGTGTTTGTTCTGTAGGCATAATGATATTTCCTAAGTTGCCATAAGATACAAAAATATCAGCCTTACGGAAAGTAATGTTAGGTCCACCATTAGTAAAGCCTTGTGCCATAACAGAATACCAAGCATAGAAATTATCAACCCATGCGATACCAAAGTAAGTTTGTGGAACAATACCATGTTGAGACATTATCCCCATTACTGGTCCATTGTTAGCGAATAGATACTCTAATGTCACATTGAAGTCAAAGAGTTGTCTTGCTCGTCTAGTTGACCAAAAGTATGAAGCTCGTAAAACGAATAGAGGACACTTGTTAAAGAAACTATAGATAACACTTTGGAAAGCATATCTTTGTGTGACTTCAAGAGTTTGTGGGTTTATACTATTTGCTAAACTCCAGTTATTATCTAACTCCATACTACTCCAAATAACTTGTCTAATAAAGTTAGCAACATAAGCCCATAACTTACCATTATTAACCCTAAATTGTTTGTTAAGGATACCTTGTCCTCTTGTATGGTATGTGTCAAAAGTCCAACACTTAGAAAGTAATAATTGATGTCTATGTTCCGTTCCAGCCGTGAACTTATAGGTATCTGGTACAGAAGCAAAGTTAGAACTTACGAAGCCTAAACGATTAGGAATTAAAGTCTTACTACCATCAAACTCTATACTCGCAATCTTGTCACGGAGAGTTTGTCCACCCTCATAAGACATATTCGCTAAGTCGTCAGCACTAGGCATAGCATTAGGTCCATTAAACTTTAAGGCAGTTCCAACATTTCCGTTAGTGATTTGTTGTAGGTTATTTCCACTTGTACCACCACAAAGTAATCTATAAGCCATTAAAGTTATACCATCTGTAGAGTCAAAAAGTAGTTGGGTTATTGAGGGAGTTATAGAGTAAAGTCTAAAAATAGGGGTCATTCTAATACCTACTCCTTGTTGTAGATATAAAGCCATTACAACAGGGGCAACATTTGTGACTGTACTTCCAGCATTTCCTTGTCCCATAAGTTTAGTATAGGTTGCTAGTGTAAAAGTATTACCATTATAATTAAAATACATTGAACCACCCATAACAAAAGAAGTTAAAGATGTATAGAAAAAGTATTTTTTAGTAGCGTCAAGTCTAAAATCTTGACTAATTACAAAAGGACTAACATTTGAACCAGTACCAGAAATGAGTTCAATTCCGATAACATCACTACTTGCAGTAGTATTATTGATAATAGTAGTTTGATTAAAGAATATCCATTGTCCATCTCGATATATGGCGTTAACAGAATTACCTCTCATAGGTTTTCCATTCATGTCTACATCAGTAATTGGACCAACATAGATACCTAAAACTACTTCCGAGTTTTGTTGTGGTGTTAACACAACTGGGTTAAGCCAAGCAGTTCCTACACGAGTATAGAGAGTATTGGTAGCAAAATCAAACATTGTCATACCAGGAGTTAATGTAATATCTGTAAAATCAGAATTACCTTTATATCCTAAGTTAGGTGTTGCGATAATGTCCGCAGCCACCGCTTCGGCTACTTTTTGTTCAGTATAGTATTTGGCTTGGCTCAAGATGTTAGCGTCTTGAGTATCTACATATTGCTTAGTCGCATAGTCTGCTAATAAATCAGGTAAGTCCTCTGCCTTTAAGAAATCAGTTAAGTCTGATAAAGTCGCAAGAATGATCCATGGTGAGACACTTTCACCAACAGCATAAGTTCTATAACGATATGTCCCATTAACTAATACTTCATAAATGATAGTACCATCATTACTAACTCGTAGTAAAGAAGTGTCGTTAGTGTAAGTTCCTGTTTCCGTGATGTCAGCCGTAGCAAAATCTATTCCTGTCGGTTGTAAATTAGCAACAGGAACTCCTGTGACATTGATAGTCACTTTTTGGAAAATTGCTCTACTTTCACCATTGATATTAAAAGTAATTTTAAGAGCCAAAGTAGTCCTACCTTTATAGAGGCTACTATGTCTTTCAGTTGCTCTAAAATGAATGAGTCCATTAACATAGTTATCAAATTGGACATTATCATTTGAATAGGAGAAAGGAATAAACCCATTAGCACCTTGTGTTGTATCAATTTCTAACACATAATTATATTCAGGGTTAACCACTGTATCCGTAATGTCTTTGCCATTATCAACATCTAAAAGAGTCAAACGAATATAACTTAAATCAAAAGTAGAACTAAATGATTGTCGGTTTAGATTTAACTCCATTTTCTTGTCAATGTCGTCCTCAATAGAAAACTCGTATGGTAAGACCACAGGTGTAAAGTTAATGTTATGGGCGGAATTGGTAAACCAAATAAAGATTTGACCTTGAGTATCCTCCCACATATTTAAGTCCTCAAGAACAACTGTTTCACCATCAGCAAAGTCTAACTTCCAAATTGCTCCATCAAGGTATGGTACTCCAGTAGCTAGTCCATGAACTCCACTTAGATTAGCAAGTTTCAAGGTGTCTAAGAGTCCTAGACTATCAATGTATTTAGCAACACTAGACTTAGTTTGGATAGGATCATTATATTGAACTGCGATAGTCTTTAAGTAATTTCCCAATGAAACAGAATAGACCGTTGCCCCACTACCAACTGTTTCAATAGAAACTACATCTCCTAAAAGGGTTCTAATCTTTTCTAATTGGGTAGCGTCAACAAAGACTCGTGAATTAAAATCAATATTCGTGGCAAGAGTTCCAAGTCCAAGAGTATCGGTATATGACCTAAAAGACATACCTCTTGAATTACGCCATTGTCCTGAACTTGTTTTGGTGTAAGTAATGTCATTAAGGGTATCAAAATAAATCTTTGTTGTTCCAATAACTTGAACCATAATAGGTTGTAGTATAGTACCAGTCACAGGTCCACCTGAGAATGTCTTAGGTGACCCAACAAAGTAATGATAACCTTGTTCAGTTAAGGTATTGAGATTATGAGTTCCACTTTGAGTGATAACAAAATAAGGATACTTTTTAAGTATATCACCAGTAAGAATAGCAATTTGTCTATTGATTTCGTCTACACTAACAACTAGCCCTGTGTATTGAGCATTTAACCAGTTAATGAAGTTTTGTAATTGAAGTATAGATATTGTTTGGTCGTTTTGAATAGAAATAATGGAGTCTAATAAAGTGACATCTCCAACTTCAACATCTTCAAAATCATTATCCTCTAAAGAGGGGTTACCAACAAACATGATAGGCTCAGTTGTAGATTGTAGCCATAAAGCCCTAATGACTGTTAAGACTCCATTAAGATTAACAAGTTTATCCCCAGCATTTAAGGTAGTCTCATTACCATTAGCGTCCACCCAACCTACATTGCTTGTAATAAAACGAACAAAAGAATTAGGTGTTGCTTCTAAATCTCTTATAACTTCGCTAGACATAGTCACTACATCATACAAGAAAGTCCATTTAGTGGTATCACTTAGGTCGATTTCACGAATAGAGACTGTTAAAGCAATACTACCCGTGACTGTTGATGGAAACTTAGTTAAAATACGAGCCGATGGAACATACTTAAAGACATTCCAATCTTTAACTAGATTATAATAACTAACAGTTTCAGAGGTAATATCTTTACCTTTTTGAGTTGTTGCCAAAGCAACACCAGTAAAGCCTTGCTTACTCAAAGAAGTGTTTTTGAAAATAAGTTTAACAACGGCTGCTTGGGATAAAGGTGTGATAATAAAATAGATATTTCGGTTTAGATTATTACGAAATAGAAAGTTAGTAGGTTGTGACCCACTAACAAGTTGCCCATTTTGATTAACATATAAATTGATTTGGTTTTGAATTGCTGCCATAGCGTTATCTCCTTTTCCCTAAGAGTATGTTTTCTCTGTGATTATTATAGCATAATTTTTAATAAAACAATACTCACTACACATTTTCCCATTGTCCATATCTAGTAGCCACAGCACTGAATAAAATAATATAATACTGACCTTGATCCGTGTCAGGGTGGGCTGGGTCAGTGACTATTGACCATGTATAGTTTCGTAGAATTAACTTTAAGACATCATTACTACTACTAGATCTATGAAATAAAGCTATTGGTGTTACTCCAGGTACAAAATTAGGAGAACTTGCCTTAATATAAATAGTATAAGTTCTTACTGTACTCAAAGGAGAACTTACGCCTATAACTTTAGGGACAATTTCCAATATCTCTAAATCGCTAATTTGAGTTAGTCGATTTAACTCACTTGGGTCATTACTTAAAGTAGCCATGTGAGTTATTTGAAAACTCGCTGAGTAAACTAAAATATCAGGAGTTGTTGGTTCTAAACTCGCAGTAATGTTAAACTCATAACCCTCTCTAGCGTCTTTATCGTCTCCAACACTAAACTCTGTAGGAGAACTAGCATTTAGTAATCTATCTTGCCATCGTAAAGTAGCAAAATCTGCGTCAGGTTGTTTGGCTAGTTGAATGTTATCTAATCTTGAAAACACTTCTAATGATAATTTTCTTGTCTTTCCTAAAGCGTCACAATACCTAAAAGGCTGGACATAATTATAACCTGATTGATACCATACTTGATTTCCTGCGGAATAGTTATCAACGAAGCGTCCAATATAAGATATAGAATTAGCACTCTTGAGTAAGTGAAAACGAATAAACCCTCTGCGTGAGTCTTGAATAGGTACTCCATTAGGTCTTATAAAATAATCCATAGTGGCTTTTCCATAAGCTTCACTAGGTTGATTGCTGTAACCTACAATACTATCTATATACACAGGGTGACAAGTATTAGGTGTTGCAGAAGCGGTAATAGAAGCCAATGTTCCTAAATCGTCACCATATTTATTAGCTAATTCAATAACATTATAACCCAAAAGAACATGAGTATTGATAAGGACTTCTCTCCAAACAAAATCATAAGGAATTGCATATCGTTCAAACTCAATATCAAGTTTTACATTATCATTTTGCATAACAAAATCTTTAGTTAATTCGTATGAAACTTCAACATATTCATTGAATATCTTTAATTTCCGTGAAGTAACTATATAGTTATTGGCTACTCTAACACCTGTAACTAAACAACTACGGATAGTAGGCATAATTAAAGTAGGCGTTATTAAAATGTTACCTTGTTTATTTTGTTCTGCCCTTAGATAATAAGTAGTGTCATTATAACTAGAAACCTTATCTTGAGTGTTTGCTCTATGCTCTATATTCTTTCCAACTTTTCTACTATCTAAACTTGTGTTCCGATAAGTAAACTCATTTAATGTGGTATAACTAACTACTGCTACCACATTTAGTAAATCATTTATAGTTGTGCTCAAAGTGTTTGCAATACTAAAGTTTGGATATTCCGCACTAGCTCCATATCGACTGTATGCTAATACTATACATAATTCTACTAATGCTAAATTAGGTACTATTGTAGTAGCAGATGTAAAAGGAGGATCATAATCAGGAATAGCAGGTCCTAAATGACCCACATTTTTAATATAAGTTTCACCAGACTTATAACTAACACAGTTAGTTTTTGCTAGAGACCCCTCAAGACGACCCTCACGAGTAATATAATTAACATCTGGTAAAGCATTGTAAATATCTTCCTCAAAACATCTATCTGATATATTCCAAGTTTGACGAGAGTCGTCAGGTCCATAATCAGGGTTATTGCCTCTTATATACCCTGTTGATGTACCGCCATTACTATTAGTATAAGTAAACGGAATACGCAAAGCAGTAGTAGGTTTTAGATATATCTGACGCAACCAGTAAATTGGATAGGACATAACAAAACCTGCGTTCTCTTGTGTAAGTTGAGAGTATTCTATTTCAGTCGCTTGGAGGACATTTTCCTCTGTGTGCCAATCGTCCTCACTAATAGTGTTATACATTCTTGCTGAGATAACATCATAATACTCCTCAAGAGTATTAGACTTTTCAGTATTTACATATTCGGCAGTATCAGGGTTAAATGATAAGTCTGTATTCTCTCCTGGACGAATGAAAGAAATTGTTGTTAATGGATCTTCATTTGGGTCTAAAATGTCAGTATCCCCTAAAATAGGTATTACTTCCATGATACGCCCAAACTTACCAAGGATCTCTCTTAAATTATAGTCTTGGAGAGTAGCCTCAGGAGCTTTATACTGAGCCATAAGTTTAGAGAGTCTATCTGAGAATTGATATTTAGTTCGTTGTTTAAGATTTATTTCAGCCAAAGCCTTTGTAGCCACATCTAATAAAGTTCTATAACTATCTAATTGAGACTCTTGAATAGCACTTGAACTAATAGATACAGTATACTCACGAGGAATAAAAGCAACTCGCCAATGGTTATTTCCACTAGAGGATGAAGCATAGTTATTACCCACTCTAAATGCGTTTGCGTCAGATACATTACCCCACACCCAGTTAGTATCTCTAAAGTTACCCCAACCACTACCCCAGTTATCTACAAACATTTGTAAATTAGGAATACGATAAGTAGAAGTGATTATAACATAAGCAGCATTAGCGTTTCGGCGTAAGATAATTGTACGACGCTGAGGAGGAACATTATTAGACGCTACAGATAAATTATTATATGTATCAGAAGCCTCTCGAATATAACCATCACCTTTATATTCAGTTTCTTGAGTAAAAGTTTGAGTATTAATAACTGCCCCAACTCTATTATAGTATCTGGCTGTAATAGTCCAATATATGGGTAATCTATCAAACAAATGTCCTTTTCCTATAGGTTGTGGAAAGTTCTCATTAGAAGTTGGATATACATATCGAGTATCGTCAATACCAAATATAACTTTAATGTTAATTAGTTGAGGGGCAGTGGCTTGTAATCTCAAACCAAAATTGAAAGTATAGTCCTCTACAGCGATACCAGTTGTAGGTAAATCTGTAATAGGATCATACTCAGTGTTAATAATTATGCTACCATTAGTATAGTTATTAACACCTATAACTCCTGTCTCGTTGTTTTGAGGAGTAGCGTCATTAACATAACTACTTGCTACAATAGCCCTATTAGTATTATCCGCAAACAAAGCTGAGCCATTGTAAGTAAAAGTCCAACCGTCAGAACGAGTGTATATAGTGTTATAGATATTTTTAGGTTGTCTAACTGATAGGTTTGGAGGATATTTTCCCTCAAGTTCTTTAGTCAATTCAACTAGATTAACCTCATGCGAATATATATAAGTTACATTTCCCTTATCGTCAGTTTGGGCAGTCCGTAAAGGAACACCTGCTCCATCACTGGTCTCGAAAATGTACTGAGTCACAAAATTAGGTTCGTCCTCACTTAGGTACTCAACTATTCTAACAGGTACTCTTGCTGGTATAGGTTCAGCGATATTTAAGTTACCAATAGTAGTGCCCTCCTCCACTGAAAAGATAAACTTTCCACTATCAAGTGTTCCGTCACAAGAGTCGTCAATAGTTATACCTTGTTCGATATAAGGTGTGATTTCAACCCATTCTCTAACAGGTTGTTGTTTATTGTTATAGTATGTAATAACATATAGGTCTATCTTTTTAATCATTATAAAAACCCCCTATTATTAAAAGTGTTATAGATAAGGCGTTTTCTAGCATACTCAGTTTGAGCTAATTGTCTCTCAGCGTGTATAGCATATTGTCTCATATTTTCGGTATGAGCCATTTGTTTTTGTAATAAGTCTATACCAAATTGAAAAACATAAGTGGCAAGTTGGATAGCACCTAGATAGGGGTTAACAGCAAACCCAGCAACTGTAGACGCTATGCTATTAACATTGGTTGTGACAAAAGAAGTAACTGCATTTATTTTAGTTTTTTGATTTTGAAGTAACTGAGCTTTTCTAGTATCCCCAGACATTTGAGCGTCAAAAACTTGACGACCATAAGAATTATTTACGATTGTATTAGTTATTTCACCTGCAACTTGAGCTGCTTTTCTTATAGCCATAGAAGCAAAAACTACTCCACTCCTAACCATTTTACTTCTAGCTCTATCAGCATTAGCTTTTTCTCTAGCAGCTTTCTTTTCGTCTTGCTCTCTTTGTTCCTCAGGTGTTCTAGTTTTAGTCTTTTGGTCTCCTCCACCTTTTTTAATTTTTCCTTTACTAGATGGTCCAGGTGCTTTATGTTCTATAACATCAACTCTAATTAGTTCTACTGCCATATTATTTACCCTCCACAAAAACTAGATTTAAGGTATCATAAGCAGCGTCATTAGTTTCAATAGCACTATCATTTAATACCAATTCATATCTGCGTGTGACATCTAAGTAAGTAATATCTATAATATATCTATTAGTATAGACCTTGCCTAAGACCTCACCAATTATTGTAGTCATAACTTCACTATCTGATGTTAAAACTGGAACAGTTAAAAGAAGTCCTTTTGCTAAACCAACTACTCGTGATTTAGACGCATTATCTCCAAAATAAGTAGCCGTATACAACGCCGCAGCATGACCAAACTTATACCCTATAATAGGTATTTCCTCCATAATAGGCTCATTATGGGTATCAAGATTAGTCATAGTTCCTATTTTAATTGTAGCTCTTTTATATGCTAAACCAAAAGTTACCTCCATTGTATTTATTTGTGGAGGAACATCTACAGTCTTTCCGCCATTTAAGATAACCTCATGCTGGAAAAATGATTGTCCATCTAATCTAATCTCAAGGTCATAAAGAGTGTTAGTTTTTACTAATGATACTAAATCGTCTCTTACTTTTACAGACGAAGCATTAGTCTTATCAAGATACAATTCACACACTACCACTATCTCATGGAGCTTGTTTACATTCATGATACTAGTTCCAGTGGGAACACTCTTATTGTTAGCAATTATCATATTCGCTTTTTCTATTCGCCAAGACACATACTTTACAGGTATTTGATCTAGTAAAAACTCGTAATCTTTAGAACTCGTAAGGTTTAACTCAAAAATATCATAAGTAAAAGTCATAACAAGTTGGTGTCTTGAGTTTCCATCAGGAGCACCTGCTAATTCCTCGTCGTCAATAGTGAAGTTAGCAAATCTTTTTAATACATTACTACCATCAATTTCCACGAGGTTATGATCCATGTTCTCACGAGCCATGTATGTTTCAAAGATTTCTCGTATATCGTCTCTCTGATTAGGCTTAATGTAGGCATAGAAAGAATACTCGTCTAATCGTTCGTTAATTGTTTCACCCGAACTCGCAGTAGAGTTATCACGAATTAAAGCAAAAGGAATGACTGGTAAGTATTTTAGTTTCTTATCCACACTATAAGTTTCAATAGACTTTATCCAATCGTAGTTATCATAAGTAGATAATTCTCCATGAAAATAATAAAGAGGACGACCTTTGTCGTCAACAAAACCTAATTCAATAGCTAAAGCATTTAGGTCTGCTTGTATCTTAGCTAATATCTTTTCTTGTGTTAATAACATTTCTTAGTCCTCCTCATAAAATGCGTTTGCGTTCATAGCGTCCTCATATAGATTTTCATATTCAGCGTCCTCTATATTTGACAAAAAAGTTTTCTCATAGTCCTCAAGTCCAGTCATACCCCTATTTTTACCTTTGTAAGTAGCATATTGACTAGCGTAAGTCATTAACTTACCTCTTAATTGTTTAGCAGCACCTACCCAAAAGTTTCTATGTTTATTAGTATTTCCAAAATCAGTCTTAGCATTATAAGCAATTTTAGACCAATAATGTTCTTTGAATACAGGGTCATATAATTGCTCGTTATGAACTAAGAAAGTAATCTTACCTGCTTTAGCAACACCACTCGCAAACCCTTTCATGTGTATTCGTCCTGGCTTTGGTAAACTTCCTAGTAGTCTCCCAGAGTTAGGTCTAAGTTGAATACCCTTACGCCTCGCTCCACCATAACTATTCTCCCCTGCTTTAGGTATACCAACAATCATGTCAGTATATGCTTCTTCTATAAACTCATTAAGAGAATTATAGAATTGTCTTTTACTTGGTAATTGTGATAGATTTTGTGCCATAGTTATTACCCCAAAGTAATAGTGTACTTAACTATCCGAGCGATTGGAGAAATAACAGTTTCCATAGGTGTAATAGTTTTGACTTGGAGTATTCTAGGTTGCCCCTCAAGTCGCACCTTAGATTTAAGTTCCCAACTAATCGGAGCGTATGTTTCTATTACAACCTCGTTTTGATGGATAGAGATATGAGCACCCAAGTAAGCGAGTGTTCTTTCGTCAGTGATTTGTTTATAATTAAAAGGAGCACCATCAGCCAAGTCGTCTGGGTTTTCAACACTCAAAGACCTAAGTAGTTCATAATAAATACCTTTCTTGAAGTGTCCGTCTTTTGCTCCTTGTTGTAATTCTAAAAAGCCCATACTAATACCCCACTCTAAGTAATCTCTCAGGTATTCTTTCAAAGAAACGAGTTTGAAACTTAGTTCTAGCATTACTTCTCGCCATCTCTAAACCCTCGCTCACTTTCTTATCTTTATGATTAGTTAAGTTATAGAGTTCATATACTGAACCTGTAGTTGTAGCAGCAATAACAAATGCCATTTGATACTCAAGGTAGTTTTGTAATGTATCTAATTCTCGTGAGAGTCTAAACTCTTGGTAATCTCTAGCAGTCATAGGTAAGTTGGAGAATAAATAATCTTTCGCAACCTTAGCGAGAGTGTTTAACATTCTTTGAGCTTGTATTTCACTTCCAGCATAAGCGACTAAGTCAGTTCCGATTTTATTCATGACAAACTTAGGAGTCATAACTGGAGTATGGAAAAAGTGATCCCACACAAAGTCCTCTGTATGAGAGTCAAAATCTATCACTGGTGCTTGTAAGAGTTGTTGTAGATTTAACATAAAGTATCTCCTTTTAATAATTAGTTACACTTAATTATAGCATATCTAGTCTTTATTGTCTTTATTTTGTCGTTTCTCTAACCATAGAGATAGTTTCTTATCTAGGAACTTAGCAAACTTAAATAAAATAAAGACATAGACAATAATTGCTGCCCCAAATATAAACCATTCATAGAAAGTAGTGAAGTCTTGATAGGGAATAAGATTAGCCCCAAAAACAATGGTGGCTACCCCAATTCCTCTACATAAAATTATCATGATAGCATGTATCCAAAACTTAATCTTAGACATTCCTGCGACCATACATAGTGCGTCGTCTGGAAAGATTGGAAGTAAATACATAAAGGGTAAGTAAGTATATTTCTTAGTGGTCAATAAGTTAAGAGCTGACTCATACTCCTCTTTACCAATAAGCCAAGTCACAAGTTTCACCCCACCAAAGCGACCTAGAATATCCATAAGTAATGAGGATATAATCACCCCTGCGAATACTAATAGAAAAGTTTCCCATGTTGGACCAAAGAGAGATATTGCTAGAATTATAAACAACATACTGCCCGCAGGAGCAAAACATAACAAGATTGTAAGAACTACTTGTATCAATAAGAATACTAAGTAGAACCACCATTCCGTTGTAAGGTGAGCAAACAATGCGGTATCAAAAGTAAACCCCTCGTCGTAATAGACTATGCCAGTCCAAAACATAATACCAAATATCAAAAAAGATATGGCAACTAGAATAAGCAATAAAACGAGAGTCTTGATTAAAGCAGACTTGTGCTTAGTCAGAAAGTTTTTCATTTATAATATCTTTCTCTTTTGATTTTGAGGTTTTAATAGCATAGACCAATGCCCACACTACAACAATGGTAAAAAGAATAGCCAAAACTATTACTCCTATCCCTAATGATTTTATGGCTATATCCTCAAGAGTCATTTCACTAGGACTTTTAGAACAGGCTTCTCCAAACCTACCCCAAATATCAATAGCGTCATATTTTGTTTCGCCCATACTTATTTCTCCTTTTCCCTAAGAGGTTTTATCTCTAAAAGTATTATAGCATAATCTATTAAAATAATATACAAAAGAAAAGACCTACCTTTTCAGATAGGTCTAAACTTTATGATACTAAGCTATCTACTAGAGTGAACACTTAATAACACCATTGAAAGCCTTTGGTGCTAAGAAAGTGACTGGGTCGATGTCGGCAGCGACAGCAACCGCTCTGCGTCTTTCGATAGTGAAAATATCGTGATAGATAAAGAGCTCAAAGAGGTCTCCTAAGAAGCCTCTAATTGTTCCCTCTGGCATAATTCTAGCATGATTGACTTTAACGACAGCGTTAATAGCTGAACGAGCAACTAGCAAGAAGCGGAAACCAGTATCAATAGCCCCAACAGTATTTAAGTTAGTACCAGCTTGGTTCACATGGGTAGGGTCACCGTGTGTGAATAAGTGGAAGTAACGGTCTGGGATAATGATAATATCGGCAGTTCCATTTGAAGTAGAGATAGAACGAATGTTAAACTTCGCACCATCACGATCAACTTCACGAACATTGATAATACGAACAATCTTATCAGCGTCCTCAATGGTAATAGCAACCGCAGGTGTCGTGTACAAGATATAGTTATCAGTTGTAACTTCCTCGTTTTGCATTTTACCTAAACAAGTTTCAATAGTCGGTAAGACATTAGTCTTATCTAAGTCATTACCAGAACCAACTAACTTTTGGTCAATAGTTCCAGTTGGCAAAGCAGCACCATTAACAACAACACTAGCTTCACTTGATAACTTTGATAGACGATAGGTGTCAATATCAACAGTGACCATTGTTTTAACTAACCAGTTTACTTGGCTAATAAAGAGGTTTAAGGACTCCTCAGCTTCAATCTTGTCGATTGGTAAACCGTAGTATTTCTTTTGGTCAAGTTGGTAAATGATCCAACCAGTATTTGCACGAATTAAATCGGCGGCAGTTGTAGAGACTGAACCGTAACCATCATAGTTTTGAGCAGCACCTGTAAAGGACTTGCTTTGAACACGGACAGCACCAGCGTCGTCTAAACTGAATTGAGTCATGACTTCGAGGTCTCTCGTAAATGACTCTTTCTTGAATTGTTGATACAAGTTATTTGGATCAGCAATATATTTCTCGGCTTTGTATAACCACATAAGTAATTTCCTCCTGTTATAATTTTTGAATTACTTTTTTAGGAACTACATGTTCCTAAATCTTGCCATTTCTTCGGCTTCAGCTTTTTCCAGGTCTAGTTGCTCTTGACTTTTTGGGTTACCAATTATTGCTTTCTTAGGGTCAGTTTCCTTTGCCTTTTCCACAACAATAGCACCTAGCGTCTTAGCTTCTTGTTCCATTAAAGCTCTAAGGTCGTCGCCGTCTTTAGCTTGGGCTTTTGCTAAAATAATGACCTTATCCACTAACTCAGGTTTAATCTTGAGTTCGTGTCCATAACGAGTAAGTGTTTCTTTCTCTAACTTAGTTTCGAGCGATTTAACTGTTCCTGTCAATTCGTCAACTTTCGTTTGAGCACCCATCTTGGTTTTCGCTTCCTCTACTCCAGAGACTCCGAGAGCTTGTAGTATTTCGTTCTTACCTTGTGAGTTCGCACTCTTGATTGCTGAGTTAAACTCCGCTTCTGTCTCAAAGACCTTGTGGGCTTCGACTTCGACTTCAGTTCCATCAGCGTTGATTTTTTTGATTTTCATAGTTGTTCTCCTTTATAACAGTGGTATGAATTACTTATCATAGCAACTAACTACAATCATATTATAACACATTAACTAAAAATGTGTAAATAATTTAATTATTCTTTGTCTACTCTTTCTTTCTTAGCCATCTTAGCCATAGCGTCGGCTTTTTTGGTTAAGTCATTCTTATCGGTTTCCGCTTGTTGCTTACTTTCTTGGCGTTCAAGTTCCGCTTTCTTTTCGGCTTCTAAGCGTTCTACTAGACTATCTCTATCGGTATCACTCATTTTATCTTTGAAAATATGATCCACTGCACCCCTAATATCGAATAATTGAGCAGTAAAGGCTTGGACACCTTGTTTAAGTCTTGACTCAAAATCGTCAATATCAATATCAGGGAATGTGACATCAATACTTAATTTAGAATAATCACCAATAGGCTTATTATCAATAATATCAAAATATTGACATGTTAGTCTTACAATACCCTCAATAGCAGTAACCCATGAGTCAATCATTTGTTTCCGAACTAAGTGAGTAGATTGTTCTCTTTTGAAAATAGAATTACCAGTAGTATTACTACCAATCTTTTCAGTGTCGACATTTCCTGTACTCGGAGCAATAAACATTAAAGAAAGTATTTGACGGAGTTGCCATTCAAAAGCAGCCGCTAATTCACCAACACCTTTTAAGTCTGGAACATCACGAGCAAACATAGCAGCAATAGATTTACCATCTACATTGGCGATACCTCCTGCCATTTCATAGACAGTTACCCCTAAGTTTTTAGGTTTGTTAATATGAACATTCCCCAATGCGTCTTTTCTATACCCCATTAACTCCTCACTCATAAAGAGTACAGGTTGGGTTGCCCTAATTTGGTTCATAAAACGAGAATAGATTTCGTCACAATTTTGGAACGAGTCAAGCATACCCTCGTAGTCACTAGCTCCGAGTCTCATATCATAAAACTCTTTACTCATGAGTCGTCTTGTTTTCCAAACAGCAAGAATAGGTCCTAATTTAGGAGTTCCATCACTATTATTTCCAAAGTCTAACCCGACAGGTTGAGTATCGGGACTAAATGCTTCACTCATTTCAACTCTATTACCATCACGGAATAGAGAGTATGAAATACCTTTGCGTGTGTGTTCACACACTAGCGAGTAATCAGTATCACCTCGTGAAAAGTTATCAACCGAAATAAGGCTAGTCATACGACCAAACTTTTCTACATAGTCAATTTTATCTACTTCATAGTATTCAAGTAATGGGTAGTCGCTAATCTCAGCGGAATAGTTAGCCTTGATTAAAACTGTTCCACCTACAGACTCCATCATATCCACACGCTTCAAGAAGTTTTGAATATCATTTTCGTTCTTAGCAAAGGCTGCTTGAAGTCTTTTATCAAGTTGTGGTTTATCGTTAATCTTAATTCCAACAGGTCCAGAGAATATCAAATCTCTAAACATATCAGTAATAAACCCTGCCACAGGGGCATGTACCATTTGGACATCTTTATTTTCCTCAGTCCATTGATACCAAGTTAATCTATTACCACCCCATATTTCGTAGGGTTCTCTACTCCATAAAGAATAAAACTGCATGAGCAAATTAACATTACCTTGAAACCAATAAAAATACTCTTTTTCACGATATAGTAATTGTAAACCTTTCATGAACTTTGCAGTTGGGAGGTTATACATAAACTTTTTTTGTTGTTGGGAGTCGGCTGTTGATTGAGCATTACTCCTAGTTTTATTAGAACGCTGACCTCTAAGGCGTTGTTCTGTTCGAGATTTTTCTGCCATTTAAGTTATTCTCCTTTTAATTCTCTCTTAATTGTATCACATTTTAGCAAATAATAGTATTTTTATTTATACTCACCTTTGCCACCATTCTTGTATAAAGCACCCACCTTAGTTCGGTATTGTGGGAAGTTACTAGCGTTAATTCCTACTATCGGACGGAATAGTGTTGGTGCAGCCCATTCGGTTAGGTATTCAGTACAGTCAATACAACCAATTTGGACACCTCTTGTAGGTTCGTCAAGTCTAACATAATCACCCTTGAGTGATTTCTTTTCGTCGTACTCGGCATTACCATACTCCGAGATAGTTCTTTGTGCTCCAACTTTATGAAACTTGAGTCGTCCTTGATATTGTAAAGACTTCCCTTGCTTAATTCTTTGGTCAATATCACCTTTCACGGCTACTGTTAGAGAGTAAGCAATACCATTTGCTCTCGCATTTTTATTATATTCTCGAATAAATGCAACCGCCGAAGCGTCAACAATTATCTTATTTGGTTGTTGCCCCATAACCAACTCACACTCTTTGATAAACGCAAAGAAGTCGAATACATAATCGGTATCCGTCTTTTGGTTAGAGGTACTTTCCATGTTGTTCTCATGGACATACTCATTCAATACATGAAGTTCTGGGTTTTTATCATTAGTTAGTCCACCCATAACAAAAGCTGTTTCCGACGCAGAGATCCCTGGATCGGCTACTACCGCATACTTAAAGTATTTCGCTCGTTCGATTTGTCCCTCAATGAAGTTTCTATCTTGACGGAGATTATAAATCTTACCACTACCAGAAGCTCGTAGTCCTAAAACATTCCGTTGATATTCAGGAGAGTCAGGGTCATTCGACATCAAGATTTCCTCGATACGCTCCTCTGTTAGGGACTTATTATCCTCAAAAGTACAGTGCATATATTGTAAAACATGTAGTATTTTGCCCTTTTTAGTCTTTTTGACATAACCAACTGGTAAGTCCGTCTTAGTCACTAATGGTAGTTCTTTCATACCACCTAACCACTTCTTACCAATAAACGAATATAAGAAGTTCGCTGGTGAACTAGGGTTAAAGTCAATAAAAAACCTCCGAATGTGGGCAGCATAAGTCCGTTCATTCAGAGCAGTAATTGAGTTAGCGTGTAATAAGTTCGCTTCCGTAATCATAACAATTCCAATAGAAGCTCCTCTAAAACTACTTTCCGAGTCAGCGTCTCCCCCAGCAAGTGGTAAGATTTCCTTAATCGGCATATCACTTCCTGGCGGTGGCATTAGTACAAGTGAGTAAGTATTAGGTCCAATAGACTTTGTAAATAATCGCCCTTGCCATAGTGGAAAGTACATTAGTCCAAGTCCGTCCGACTCAAAGATATTTCTCACCGCTGCTTTCGCTGAGTATCCCATAGCAGCATGAAGTCTATCTTTTGACTCCTCAATCGCAAAAGCAGCCGCCCAAATGTTCGCAACAGTCTTTGAACTACGCACTGCCCCCTCCAAGACATTGTAAGTATATTTCTTAGTGTTCTCAATATACTCCAACATTCTCCGATTGAACCCTTGAAACTTCGCAAGATATGTATTAGTGACAGGGACTCTAAGCATTATTCATTATCCTCGCTACTATCGTCGTCCTCATTATCTTGTAGTTCTATCTCTATGATATTCGCATGTTGAACTTCAGGTTCGTCAAACATACTTGCCATATCGTCCTCGTCGGAAGTCACGACAAAATCAGCGTCAATCGCTTCCTCTTGCCGTGCCTTTTTGAGTGAAAAGTGCATAATATCTATCATTTTCTTGAGTGGATCTAGTATATCCGTCTCTTTCTTAGCAGCCTCTACACTACCTATTGCCTTTTGAATAGCAAGATACGCCTTAGTCGATGTCATACCACCTTTGGCTGCTATCTTAATTTGTTGTAGATGTAAAATATCACCAAGAGTCATACCCTCTATATTGTATTCCTCTTGGAGTTCTTGAAAATCTGTTATCTTAGATAAGTCCATATTTGCTAGTGGTGTATCAAGTAAGTTCAATAACCTTTGACTCCATACACTATTTACTTCTAGGTCTTGTCCAGTTTCAGTTTTTGCCAACGGTCCAAACAGTGGAGTCGCTGGTAGTCTTTGATACTTTGGTTTCGACATGATGTTCTCCTTGTGTGAGATTATATCACATTTTATTAGAAAGGGTTATTCCTTTGTAGTTCTAGGTGTAGTTGGGTTATAGTTCTCTGGAAAGTATATCCTAAGAAAATACTCCACTTCCTCCTTTGAGGTAAGGAATAAGTAATTTAACCCCTTAGCCATTGAGTGTTGAAGTGGCGAAATCACTCCGCCCTTAGGTCTTTTAAGTTCCACAAATCTCGGTTGTCGTAGTCCTGATGGAGACCAAACCAACCTATCGGCAATACCCTTACACATACTAGGGTTAAGTTTCCGTTGTTCAAGGTCACACTCTTTTACTCGTTTAACAAAGTAGTCCTCTACCTCTTTCTCAAGAGTGGCTATTTCTTTCTTAGTTAGTTTAGCTTGTTTCTCTCTTGACTCTACTTGGTAGACTTTCGGTCTCTTTGGTGCAGGTAATAATGGAGTATCGTCTATAGAAAATCTATCAGTCACGCCATTAGGCATATCTTTGCTCTCTTTCATTAGAACATATCCTCCATAGAAGCTAGTGGGGTGTAGTGAAATGCCATAGTGACATTACCAATCGCCTCAAATGCTTTTTCAAAAGTCGTTAAAGTGAGGACTGAAGTAACCTTATCTTGGACGATTGCTCGGCGTAAGGTTTGAGGCAATCTAGTAAGAGGAGTATTAAACGCAAGGATAGACACCGCATAAACTAGTTGCTCAATAATTTCTATAGTATCTTTTTGAGTAATATCAACAACAGCCTCAATAACTTGTGAGGTTGGGAGAGTCTTACGAAAGACCACTTGCTTTAGACCAAGATATTGCAAAGTCATAAAAGGTGTTCTAATACCGCCATCTTTGAGATTACGCCTAGTAGCGTAGTAACTTGTAGAGACTTCTGGAAATACATTTTTAGAAAGGTCAGCACAAGTTATATTGTGGAGTTCACGAAGTTTCTCACACTCCGCCCACATTGTAGTTTTAGTAAAGTTCATAATGCTAAAACCTCCTTTATGAGTATATTATATACCTATCATATAAGGAAATCAATGTTATTGTTAAAATCTTATAGGTTAGGTTTTAGAGTGGGGAATTATGGGGAGTATAAGATTATACCCTTTGGAAAATTGGTGGGGAGTGGTAGACCATAATTAGCCAGCCAGCACCCCACCCGAAAGAGTGCCTGGGGGCGTTCCTCCTGTCGCCCTTGTCTAGCTCTCTCGCGTGTGTTGTGCGTTGCGTTTATTCGTTCATTGTGTCCGTGTGCGTCCTCCTCGTTATCGCGTCGCTATGCGTTCGCGTATGCCTCTTTTAATACTTCAAACGGGATCGCCTCGTTTTTGCTTTTGGTAATATAAACAAAATACCGCACGCCGTTAGTGTCGCGGACTGTTCCGCCCATTGTAAACTGAAATATATTAAATGTTGTAATCGCTACGCTGTCAAGTGTAGTGTTGTACTCGTTATATATTCCCGCTTTCGTTCGGCTTGGGTTCTCATATGCGTCCCAGATGGACGCGTTAACGCTGTTGTTATAATTATCAAATGCCGTTAATAGTCTTTTCGTTGCTCTCGTCTTTAATTCGTAGCTTTTGCCGTTTAAGTTAATCATTATCGCAGAGCCTCCAATATGTCGCACTCAAGATCATTATCTATGATGTAATCAATGATCGCCTCTCGGGCGGTATCTTCGGGTAGCCAGGTTAAGAAATGACTAGCAAGCAAACAAACATCAACCGCGAGCCCCTCTAATGCTTCCGCTAATTCATAACTGAGATAATCCTCTAATCTTTCGCGGTCTGTGCGGTCGTCCTCGTCCTCGTCCTCGTCGTCGTCTAATCTAATAATGTAATCAGTTAACATTTTTTTGTACCTCCTGCGACGTTGTCGCTAAATGTTAGCGGATCGGGTTTTTCCCTTTCCTGTGAACATTATACGCTACTTAAAAAAAACATGTCAACTATAAAATGATAATTTTTTTATATTTTTACTTTTAACATTTTTTTAACCAGGAACAAGCCGAGACTCTCGCGTATGTGTATATACGCGTATACGCATATAGGGGCGTATGTGCGTGAGTTATAGTATTATATCATTTTTTGATACTTTATAGTAAAAGTGATAGATTTTTAATAATTTTATAGATAGATTTTTTATAATTTTACTAAAAATTACATATATACATATATTCATAATAAATAATTACCACGTACCCATATTATAGTATTTTATATAGCATATTATAGTATTTTATACCTTATATTTCACCCCACTATAATATATGAATACCCATTCATATTTATTTTTCTCACGCATTTATATATAGTAAGTTTTTAGTAAATATATAAAAATTATATCACCTATTTAGTTATTTTCTTTATATTTTCAAAAATACAACTATAAAACTCTACTATTTATCGCTACTTTTCTATAATGTGATATTTTTTTATCAAAAAGTGTTGACACTCATTTCCAATAGTGTATAATGTAGTCAAGCAAGAGCTAAAACTTGCTACTCGCAGGAGGTACTAAAATTATGCGAACGACAACAAACGCCGAGACGACACGCAAGGGTATTGCGTTAAACATACCTAACCATCACGAGGATCACACCGCTGAATTAAAGCCGTTGTTGGGTTCTCTTACCATGTATATATCGTATGTCAAGAAGTCCACCATGACTAGTGGCAACGAGTACGCTATCCGTCTTTATAGGGGCAATATCAATGTGGCTTTTCGCTTTCACGATAATTACCTTAATGAAATAGAAGCAGACGGCTACCCAGCGTTAATGTCCTTAATTATGGACTATTGGAGTTGGTATGACTCTCAAACACCAGAGGAGACTATGTGTAGCGGTTGTTATGAAACTTACGCGGAAGCGTCCAGAATGTGTAAAGGGTTAAAAAGCAACCACGACAAGGCTATTAAATTATTCACCGAGCAAGAGTTAGACCTATTGACGGATCTTACTATGTGCTACTAAGGAGCAACCCATTATGGCTAAAACAATTAAAGCATATACCAGTATGGACGAACGCAACAAGATACATTATCACACCATTTTCACTATCATAGACGAATTACCAGGAGTCAAAGAGGAATGGAGCTACTACGCCCATGTGGAAGCAATAGACCCCGTTCAGTTAGATTGCGAACAAGGAAACCCAGAAGTCTATAATTACGACTACTACCGCATTACTATCTTTGAAACGGATCAATTCACCAGCGACCGCGACGACGCAAGAGAGGAAGCGGAACAACAAGGCGAAACCTTTGACGAGGACGCATATCTTAATGACAATTACGATACCTGGTTAAACTATATCTATGTGGCAATAGAGCGACCACAAGACCCAGAGGACGAAAGCGAGGAAGTAGATAATGACTAAGAAACAATTTTTAGAATTAGCAGCACAAGGTAAAATAGCCCTAGAAATGATTTACCGCTTCAATGAACCCAGACCATTTGATCCACGCTATCAAGGAGTGCGTAAGTTTTCCAGAATTACGCCCAGCACGATTTACTTATACAATAACAACGGCGACGAGAGTTGCTTGTGGGATAGTAGCAGTAGTAAATATAAGGCTATGGTACTTACCGAGAGAGGCACATTAGAGATTTGGAACAAAAAGACGAATAGCAAAGATTTAGAGTATAACATAATCTATTTAGAGCAAGTGCTAGACACTCCGCCATTAGAGAAGTTTTACATAGACTTTGACAACACTAACCACTATACACCTATTATCACCGCGTATGATATTTACGAACGCTACAATGACTGGTTATCTATTGCTGATGACCAAAAGGACACTGATCCATACGACCCAGAACTTATAGAGCGTATGGAGTACATACGAGATAACTACCAGGCTATTTTTGATAGCATACCACACGACCAAAAACGCTATACTCTCACCGATTTTGAGAACCTGGCGGAAAGCATTTAACCATTAAGAAAGAGGTACAAACAATGGAACAAGAAATTAAACAATCAACGGCTACATTTGTCTATAAGTTGGGCGATTTAGCAAAATTAGATAACGCCCATAATCTAGGCATTACACTACTTAAACCACGCAACCCAAACGCACAACGCGGTAGTTGCTTTGAGATACTACTAGCGAATAAGACAAACCTTATAGTGCGTCGGGAGTGGGTGAAAAAAAAGCGAGATACTTATTATCATACCTGAGAAGTGTATTTATAAGATTTTCAACGAACAGTCGGGCAAGTGCTTATACGACCCAGACAAGGAGTTTATGGACTCTTTACAAGAATGGTGGTATGACCTAAACGACGGCACACTCCTTTGTGAAGCGAACAAGGATCACCCCAAGTATAGAAGTTGGTATAGTGATAGAGAGCTAGACGAGGCGGAACTGGAACACATGGGCGAATTACCGAACGAGACTAACCTTTTCAAGTTTTTCAAGAACATTAACCACAGCACGATAGCGACTGATATTATGGATAGTGAAGTTTTGTGGGCTAAGGATATGTTTTACAATAGAAGTAAATGGAGTTGGGACGAAAAGGTATATAGTTTTAAGGG